CCTGATATGTCCCCGGTGTTATCTGTTCCAACACCACATAGTTCATTTCACCGATGTTGAACCGCTTACCCGTGACATCAATATCTGTCGGGGTAAATTCCCCTTGCAGAATCGCCTTTGTCGCTGAATCAGGGGAAAGTCCCCTGTCCTTTGCAAGCAAAACCAGAAATTCCCTTGCAGCGGTGTCACCGTATGAATTTTTTATCAGATATTCCAACTCAATATACAAAATCTGAAATTCAATAGCGGTTGCTGAATGGGTGTCCCAAATCAGGGAACTGGGTCTTTTGTCCAGTTTTTCAGATACCCGGTTCAGCATCCGTTCAAGAATGACTTCATAGGTTTCATTTTCATACATCAGATATTCACCCCTTTCTCTGCCCTGATTTCACCGTATATTGTGTGAACGGTAAACGCTGTGTGAACAACGCCTTTCACACTCAGGTCATGTTCAAAATCGGTCACACTGCTGATTCGTGTATCAACAAGCAACGCTTCTGTGATTCTGCGTTCCAGTTCCGGGCATACATAGGTAACTGGTTCACCATACAGGTCAAGGGTTTCAATGCCATAGTACCAAGGATAAATGATATACTGATACCGTTCAGTGCTTAATATCCTGAATATGGTCTGTTTCATTGCTTCTTGGTCATCCACAAACCCCCTGACCGAATCACCGTCTAAATCCATTTTATAGGTTTGGCTTGGTTGTTCTTCAATCTCAAAATCCAGTTCTAAAAAACCGACTGTTGAAGGTATCATTTCCCAATCCTATCCCATACGATAAATTTTTGACCTTCCTGCTGCCTAATAAGAATAACGTCATCACCGTCAACCAAGCCATTATGAACGGTAATGTTTTTTCTTCCTGTTACAGCGTGGGTGTGGGCGGCAAAGGAATCTTCCCCACTCCCCCCGGATTTACTGCCCGTTACCCAATCAACGGTTATTTGCGTTGTAAAATCGGTGACGTTCCTTGACAAAATCAACTGTTTTTCACCCAGTACCATTTTTTGCTCCACGTTGATTTTCAACGGGGATGCTGTCACCACTTCGCCAAAATAAACGTTGACGGGTTTCTTTGCTTCTACTGCTTCTACTGCGGCACGTTTTAGTGTTTCAACTAATTCATTTGCATCAGGCAACAAACTCACCCCCTCTTAGCGTCAAATCCATCCAATGCTCACCTTCTTTGTAGGTATGCTTGCATTTTTCCACAAGCATCCAGTTTTTCACTTTTATGTCTCCAAGGTCAAGGTTGATGACCACCATTGAACCCGCCCTGACCCGGTTATCTCCAAGGGCATTTGTTATTTTCAGGTTGCGGGTCTTTTTATTGTATAAGCTCAAAAGTGCATCTGCCTTTGCCTGTCCATTCTCACCCTTCTGTAAAGTATCAAAATACTGCAAGATTCCCCACCTGTTGATGTTGGAAGAATCCTGTGCAATATAAACTTCCCTATACCCTGTTTCCTCATTGTCATAGGTCAGCTTGATTTTGTTATATGTGTTATCATCAATAGATGAAGTGTAGTCAAAATTTTCACCCGTTTCTTCGTCAATCATCAGATATGCACCCGGTTCACCCACGTACATAGAAGATAGACTTTTCAATGTCAGTTTCCCAAAATCGTCATATAAGACGAACATTTCCCCCGTGTTGGTTAAGGTCAGGTCAAGGGCGTTTGAAATCATTTCAAACAGGGAAGTATTTTCTTCAACCCTTGATTCTATGACATATCCTGTATTTTCCAATGTCCCAACATTCAGGGAATAATCATCAGCAATCATTTTTGTGAACTGTGACGCTGTTTTCCCTTCATAGACCTTTGTGTCTTTATTCTTCAAATACCGTAACTGGTCATAGGCGGTGACTGTGATAATCTGGTCTTTTGCCCTCTGTTGCTTGAACACAAAACCAAAAAACACGTTGTCACCGTCAACCTTCATCCTGACCGGGCTGCCCTCTGAAAAATCAATGATGTCATCCTTCAGGACTTTGAAAACCAGTTTGCCGGGGGTATTCTTCCGTTCTGTTGACCATTCAATCCCTTCCTGGACTGCGGGCTGATAAACCTTTGTTCCTGATTCATTCCCAACCAAAAGTTCAACATACAATTCTAAACACCCCCGTTTCTTATGCTGCCGGGATAGTCAAAACCTGTCCCGGATAAATCAGGTTAGGGTTGCCACCAATAACACCCTTGTTTGCGTCATAGATGACTGTATACTTTGCCCCACTGCCATAAAACTTCTTGGCAATGTTCCACAAACAATCACCCTTTACTACTGTGTAGGTCTGTGCAGCGGCGGGAGCGGGGGAATTGTTGGTTTCACGCTGCGGTTCGGCACTTGCTTTTGGCTTAGATGCCGCAATCTGAATGTTTACCGTCTTTGTCCCATAGTCCCGCCACTGTTTCAGATTGAACTTCACTTTGAAGTCAAAACCATTCTTTGCGTCCTCGGTGATTTTGTAATCTTCCATTGAAACCTTGATGTTGGTATTCAAAAGCTGCTTTCCAACGGGAAGTTTTCGACACACTATGTACTGGAACGGTTTGCCACTGGTTTTCAGTTCTTCAAAGAAGTCCATGAAATACCCCGCATCCTGAAACCCTGATTTGTAGACCGCATAAGGGTGTTTGACTTGGGGTATTTCACATTCAAATTCAATGTCGGTCAGCCCCGCTTTTTTCAGGATGTTGATTTCTCCCTCATTGATAAGGCTGACCGTCTTGTTTTGGTTGTTAATTTTTATCTGTATCTTTTCAGGGGTGACGGGCAACAGACAATTTTTCAAATATACGTCATATCCGCTTTTTGCCATTTACTCATGCACCCCTTCCGTCATACTGTCAACCGCTTCGTTCACGGAATCCGTCAGTTTTGTCATGAATCCGTCAATATCGTCACCGCTGTTGATGGTGTTCTGCATACCTGACTGGTCAATCGTGATTTCTGCGACTGTGTACCTGTTTACTGCATCCTGTTCTGCGATGTCCCGCAAATACTTCAAATCTTCCTGTGTTATATCCATAGAATCCTTGATTGCACCAGTGTCCCCGGCAATGCTGCCAAGGTTATCACCAACGCCTGAATTTGCGATTACATCATTGAACCCTGATGTGTAGTCACTCACATTAGGTATATCTGTCCCGCCGAATATATCCGACAGGCTGAAATTGCTGACCGCATCCGCAACACCGTCACCCCAAGAAGCACCTGCATTAAACGCATCGGACACCCAACCATCTTGAAAGGTGTCAAACGTGCTGAACCCTTCATTGAACGCATCCGCAATGTTTGTATAGTCCTCTTTGTTCCCGGCTGCTTCTGCCGCCCGTGCCGCATAGTCATTTGCGGCTGACGTGATGCCTGAATAATCAAATTCCACAAAGGGCAACTTATTCAAAGCTGCACATATGCTTTCAATGACTGACAGACAGGTTGAAAGTAAATCGTACCACCACGCCTGAACAGAACTGATTGCATTGTGGAACGCCGCCATGATATTTGAACCAAGAGCGGCTATTGCGCTGCCAATCCCCAGTGCGATGTTCGCAACGGTCAGACCCAAATTCTTAAAGAACTGAATCACCACATTGACACCGCCACAAATCACACCGAACCCTGAATTTGCAACACCTGTCAGTTTGGCAATAGCTGAACATACTGCAAAAATAATTGCGATAAGGGCAATAATAAGCATGATTATCCAAACGATAGGACACGCATACATTGCACCATTCAAACCTAACTGTGCAGCGGTTGCAGAAATTGTTGCCCCGGTCTGTGCTGCCAAGGCTGCAACGTGTATAAACTCTGCCACTGCTAACACGCCTTTTGCTGCTGCACTTGCCAGTTCAATCCCTTTTACAATGCCAAGGTAAGCTGCATATACTGCCAACGCGCCGATGACACCATAAATAATAGGACTAATGATTGACCAGTTATCAGCAATAAAACCGCCAACTGTACCAATCAGTTTAAAAATGTTCAGTACAACATTTGCAAGGGTTGCCATTGCTTCAATCGCACCGTTCACAAATGTCTGAAATGCTTCACTGTTGGCTATGTCATTCAGCCTTTGAAGAACAGGCTGAAAAGCAATCAGAGCGGTATTCTGCATAGATTGCCAAATCTGCCCCCATGTCATAGGCATTTCTTCAAACTTCGCATTGATGTCATCCGCTGCCGCAAAAATCGCTGCTTTGACAACATCCGCTGAAAGTTCACCATCAGCCGCCATTTCACGAATCTGACCAATCGGAACTTCCAAGTAATCAGCGATGTTCTGAATCAGGTTCGGGGCTTGTTCAAAAATACTGTTCAGTTCGTCACCACGCAAAACACCTGAACCAAGTGCCTGTGACAACTGCAATTCTGCATTTGCCGCTTCTTGGGTGCTTGCTCCGGCAATCGTCATCTGCTTTTGAATCAGGTCAGCAAAAGCAACCACTTCTTCCGAACTGCTGAACGCATCCTTTGCGTTGTTACCGAACCGGGCAACAACATCTGCCATTTGGCTGAATGAACCACGGGCATCCTGTGCGGCTGCATAAACCATGTTGACAAGTTCTTCTGTGGTCTGCAATCCGTCATTCATCATATTCAAGCGTGAAGTGGTCTGAACAAGTTCATCTGAAATATCCAACGCCTTTCCAACGCTCTGAACACTGACGTATGCCATGACTGCACTTTTTATCATGTTGGTCAGTTCGCTTGCCTGTTGTGTCCCTTCCTGAATTTCCTGATTGAACCGCCCCTGTTCGTCAACATTGTCCCGGATATACCGTTCTGTTCCGCTGACTGTCTGCGACAAACGCAAATAGGCATCGTTTGCGGCTGAAATATCCATATCTTCCATAGCCCTGTTCAGTTCGTTTTGTTCCTGAACCGCCATGTTCAACTGTGACCGCAACCGTTCCAATTCAGTGTTTGCCGTATCCGTTCCCAAATTCATCGGGTTGTTTTCAATCTGCTGAATCCGCTGCTGAATACTCTGCAATCTCTGACCCATTGCATTTATATCCTGCATCGCCGCATCAGGCAGAATATCAATACCGCTTGCGGTCTGTACAATTCTGCTTTGGGTTTCATTCAAAGTGTTCAACATATCGTTTGCACTCTGAACTTCCTGTTGAAATCGTTCAATCCCTGTCCCAGTGAATACTTCTAACCCGTCCGTTTCCCACTGAACAGGAATCTGAACAGGTTCAGGGGGTGCATTTGGCTGAATCTCTGGTCTGATAGGTTCAGGATTTTCAACAAGCGGGTCAGGAAGTACGGGCTGAATCGGTGCAGGAATCGGTTCTTGATTCCCTTCATCCACAACAGGGGGAACAGCATCGGGGGCGGTCTGATGGTTCAAGGCTTCGTTCATAGCGTTGATTGCTGCGGTTGCCTGATTGATTTCGTCCCTTGCCCCTTCAATGCTGCTTGTGTCAATATCTGCGTTCATGCTCTGCTGCATATCATACATAGCAGACACCGCAAGGTTCACTGAATTAACAATATTGTTCAACACACCGCTGAACCGGTCATTCAGTTCAATCCCTGTCTGAATAGATGCCATTGTCACCACCCGCCTTTCTTAGTGTTTTTTCTTCGCCTTGCTTTCCGCTTTCTTCTTTTCCTTCTTGTCGTTTTCGACTTTGATTTTTATTGCGGCTATGACAAAGGCTTTTTCCTGTTCTTCCATTTCCAAAAACTGACTTGGTAAGATGTGAAGTTTGTGAAGGGCATAGTAAGCATAGTTTGATTCACCATCCCCTTCTTCAATTAGTTTTTTGCTTCTTCCACCTTGTCATCAAGATTCTTGGTAAAGCCCTGATACTTCTGCATCCAAACGGTCAGTTCCTGATACTCCCCGGCGTTGTCAACCAGTGCATAAAGCAGTTCTTCCGGGGTCATGACATTGTAACTGTCCTGTAATTCCTTGTCGTACAGGTCAGGGTATACGGTGGACGCAACAATCATCTTTGCAAGGTAAGCTGCGGTGTTCACCTTCGGTCTGTACAGGTTGGGCTTGCCCTTAACCTGAACTTCCACGGTACAGGAATCACGCAAGGCTTCATTCTCCTTAGAAGAAATCTGCTTGAACTCCCATTCAAGCGGCTTCCCATTTTCATCTTGTAAGCTGGTTGTGGGTGCATACTTCTCATTCGGTTTCACAATTTTATTCGCTTTCATAAAGCGGCTAAATTTCGACATTTTAACTTGTCCCCTTTCTGTTTATCGCTGAATAGCAAAAACCCCTTATATGAGCGTTATATAAACTCACACAAGGGGTTTTTCATGGTTTAGTTGGTAAGAAACCCGGTAAGGTTCGCAAAGGCTTCCGGCATAGAGAAATCTTCAAAAGTTCCTTCAATTTCTTCATCCAGATATTCCCCATCGGCATCAAACTTTGCCAGTACGCCGCCGTCCGTGTTGCAGTCATAAAAGATGATGGTCTGTCTGCCCGCTTCACTGGTGGGGTCATCGTTGGTAATCTGCATTTCAAAATAAACATCCTCACCAGTGTTCTTATAGTCAAGCAATGCCTGTCTAAGCACCGACTGGTTATAGTGTGCAGTCCCGGAAAATGTACCTTCCATACCGCAAGATTTGTGTCCCGCCATAATAGCACCAAGGCGGGGAACTGTGGTCTTTGTCTTTTCAACCTTGGCTTCCATGTCAATCATCTGCATGAAGTTATACCTTCTGCTGCCGATGGTCAGGAAACATTCAGCCAGTTTTGCGGCAATGGTGTCCCTTGCCTTCATGGTAATGTTGTCATTCATTATTTATCACCCGCCTTTCTTACGCAACCGTAACTGTCATATAGAGTTTACCCATAGTGTTCACAACCTCAATGACGCTTGTGGAAACAACTGATTTCTTAGTATCGCCCTGTGCAACCGTCACATCAGAATCATTGAAGTTTTCGATTGCACCCAAGGTCTGCAACTCCTGTCTGATTTTCACAAGGTCAGACCAAAGGGAAGTTCTGCCTGATGCGTTATTCGGAACAACGCCTAAATACTTAGTGTTGAACAGAACAGCGTCATCATTTCCCAACTGGTCAATAACCCGGATGGTCTGATTGTCCTTGAATACATCGCCGCAAGTGTCCGTTGTCGTGACCATGCTGTTAATATCTTCAAGCACCCGGACATCCGAATTGACCTTGTGCAGAACAAATTCACCATTCTTCACTGCCTGTTTCAACCGGTTCTGTGTGAAATCGGTGTTGACGGAAAATGAACCGTCATATTTCTTGTTCTGACAGGACTTGTTGACCGCACACCCCGCTTCTGCACCAGTAACCCAGTACACAAGGGATGCTTCTGACCACCCTTCATCAGTAACCTTATTTTTCACGCTGATAACGCCCATAAAATCAGCCGCAATGTTGTAAAGCACCAACTGGAACTTGATGCCCATTTCATCACGCAACCGCTTGTTGAACGCAACATACAGTTTCTTGGTTGTCTCGTCAGTAACCACAATGCCCATTGTGTTATAGGTATAGGATTCAATCTTGTCCAAGTACGCCTGATGTGCAGTCCCGTCAACCGTTCCATTCGTGCCGCCTGTCAGCGGGGTGGATGCGGTGACTGCAAGGGTTGCGTCTGTCTTGAACGTCACATAATCGTTTGCAACAAGGTCTGCCGCCTTTGCAACCGTCTGTGTATCGACCTTGACCGTTCCCATATAGGTCATGACATCAAACTTTGTGGAATCGTCTGTATTTGCCTGAATGACAATCTTCAAATCGTTTCCACGTGTGCCGCCATATAAAGCGGTTGCAAAGTCATTTGCCGCCTTTGTGCCACCGCTGTTCAGACGGTACGCATACAGTGTCTTTGCCCCTATGAACAAATCACTAAGACCTGTCAGCTTGGGACTGTCAAAGGCATAACCAAAGACCTTCATGCTGTTCTTCTGAAAGTCCTCATTTGTCACTTCAAAAACAGCATCTTCAACGCCCCAGTCCAGTTCAAGGGGCATTGTTGCAATTCCCCTGTCTGACAGGGCGGCAGATGCACTTGCAGCCGATACAAAATTGATATATGTGCCGGGAAGTTCCTTATTCTGCGTGGTAAAACTGCCACCACCTAAAGCCATATCATTTCACCTGTCCTTTCATGTATTTTTCAATCAGGTTGTCAACTGTTTCAAAGGTGTACTTTTTCTTATCATCAAGAAGGGCATCCACCAAATCCCTTTTATCACGGTATTTCGCAGCCGCAACAATCTGTTCTTTGCTGAACTCCTGTTCAGCGGTCTGAACTGCCGCCACGGTTGCCCGCTTTTTCGTTCCCGCCAAATTAACCACCTTCCTTCACATTCGTGCTTGTCTCCAAAATCTCCATAGCGGTCTGTTCTTCTCTCCTGTAAACAAAACAGTCATAATTCACAAAGAAGTTCAGAACGCCGTCAACCACTTCATACTTCATTTTTGTTCCACGTGTCGGCTTGTCCTCACCATAGATTGTGATGTACTCCAAACGCCATGACATCCGTTCCGCAACCCCGTTACATTCCTTCTGTTTCTCACGGGTTGCGGGAAAATACTGGATGCAGAACTGGTTGGTTCGGAAATACCGCTTTCCAAGGAACAGTTCATGTGTTGGATTCAAACACTGAATAAAAAAACAAGGTTCTTTCAAACCTTGCCTGATTTCTTCCATGTGGATTTTGTAGCCGTCCCCAAATTCTTCATTCAGGGCAACGCTGATTGCTTCGATTATTGAATTTATCATTTCAGACATCCCCCTAAATATTTTTTAATCTTGTTTTCAAGCACCCTTGGGGCAATCTTTTCAAGTTCCTGTTCCGATATGGTCATCATGAACCGCCCCTTGACCCACCCCTTATGATTTGGGGTTCTGTGACCGTATTCCACATAGGACGCATATTCAACTGGGTTCACAATCTCAATGACATAGGTATCACCAAAATGATGAACCGTCAGTGATTCCGCATACCCTTTTGCAGATGACCTTTTTTCACCAGTCCACCCACGCCTTAATGTGCCGCCTTTTTTAGATGACTTTTTAACAACCACACGTTCACCATTTTCATTAGTTTTGTATGTGTCATAGTCACCCACGGGGGTTCTTTTTACCACCATGCGGAGCAATCGGGCGGCAAGTTCCTTTGCACACGATTCAACAAAGGCATCCGGGTCTTGCAGCTTGTTCAGTTCATCCCTGAACTTTTCCAACCCGTCCATGTTGAATTTTCCCATTTTACCCATCAGGCGTATTCCTCGAACAATTCAAGAATGATTTCCTGATGTGTTGGATATACTGCCGGGACACCGCTGCAAGTGTAATCTGTGGTCACATTGTCCTGTGACACCGTGATTTTTGAACCCGCCTTGATAGAAATATCAGGGGACACAAACAGTTTTGTGACCTGTGTAATAGTTGCCGCTGAATCCGTTTGAACAGCGGCTTTCAGGGTTTCAAAGGACAATTTACAGGGTTGATTTTCCAACACAACCACTTCTTCATCCTTCGTCAGCTTCGACCTTTCATCTGTTACCTGTTGCATTTCCGTGACTTTCAAAGTACCAAAATAAGTTGCTTCAATCGCCTTTCTTGCGGCTTTCTGTGCCGCCTGAATCGCTTTTACCATCGGATTCGCCTGAACGAATTAAATTCATCCTTTCCATAGGATAAAAGGTAATTGATGAAGGTGGTCAGCCTTTGTTCAGGTGTCAAACTTCCTTCCCCAGTTGCAAAGACTGTGTTGGTGTCACCTGTCTGAATCTGCTTGACTGCATAATCCAAATCAAACCCCACAAGGTCAGTTGGTGCAAAGGTTTTCTTGGAAAGAAGGAAGTCACCCACTGCCATATCAACAGCGATGTGTTCCAGTCCTTCCGGGACATCTTGCCAGTTGATTTCATTTTTAATGGTGCTGCGTACTTTTTCAACGCAAAAGGTCAAGGCAAATTCATCCTCTGCCTTGACCTCATAACCGAAAGATTTCAACCTTTCTTTTACTGTTTCGGTGTCAAACACGGTCTATCACCTGACCTTTCCCGGCTTAACCCCTTGAAATAATGCGGGCAATCGGGATTGCCTTGTGATTGATGAAACTGCGATTTGCCGCCACATCCTCACCAGAATGTACCAGTGACCAGTTTGCACCGTTCTCCAACTCTGCATCCGTAGGGGATAAACTTGCCTGTGACTTTTTCTCATAGGAGATACCAAACGGTGCGAATACCTTGCGCTGCCTACTGTAAAGCGTGTCCTGACCGCCGTTAGTCTTGGGGTCACGATTCATTTCATACGGTACTTTTACGCCCAAATCCTCATAGGAAATCGAACCGTTCCCCAGTACATAGGTTGTGTACTCGGTGAACGCATCCACGAACACAACATAGTCACCCGCCGCCGGGGTGGTGTAACTCTCTGCAACAGGGGTTACATCGGCAAGTTTAATCTGCTTTGCGGTAGGTGTTGCTGAATCTGCCACAACTTCCAACGCACCCTCATTCGTTGCCTTTGCCTTAATGTAGAAACCTTCCTGTGCAACTGCGGGCATATCGTCATCAATGACAACCAGCTTGCCGTTCCACGTATACAGGTCAAGTTCTTTCTGAATCCCGTCCTTGTCGGTATATTTCAGGTGAGCGACAAGGTTCAGGTTTTCAAGGTTCGTGGCAACGTCACTGTGCATGAACACCAGTGTGAACTTCTTCTTGTTCGCCCCACACGCCTTGTTTACTGCACTGTTCAGGGTAGTTGCGGACATCTTGCCGTCAACCTTTTCCGTGACATCATAGGTGTGGTTCTCGACAAATTCAAGATTCTTCGTCCCGGTCATGGAAAAGATACCCTGTAAAATCGCAATAATGGTGTTCTGGTCAATACCATCCCAGTATTCACCAACCTGGTCAGCGATGTTCTGCATAAAGTCCACGCCGCCCGTGATGTCATAGCTGAAATCCTTCTCAACCCACGCCTTTGCACGACCGACCGCAACAACGCCCTGTTCAAAGGTCTTGGTGTTGGTTGCGGTGATGTCGGTCTGACCGTCATAGTTGACTGCATCGCCATCCAACAGACCACGCATTGCAATACGTGCGTAACCAGTGCCACCCTGACCGCCCCCAAGGGTTGCTTTGATGTCAGGGTTGCCCGCAAGTGCCTTTGACTTCTTGATTTCGTGCATATGAAGGTTCGGGACTCTGCCGACCATGTACTTGAACGCCTGCGGGTTAAAACTCTTAGAATCAAACTTATCGTTTGGCATATTTTCACCGTTCCTTTCTTTTACTCACCTAACTTAGCATCCGGGTTTTCCGCTAAGTAGGCACATAATTCATCATAGTTCATCTTTGAAGGGTCAACTTCTGTCCCCGGTTTCTGCTGTGCCGATGCTCCGGGCTGATACCCTTTAAAGGTCTGCTGCTGTGCCTGTTGCGCTGCATCAAACAGGAACTTGGTATCTTCGGCGGCGGTCAGCTTGTCAATCTGTTCCTGTAACCCCTTGACGTTCCCTTCCTTGTCAAGTTTGGCATCCGTCAGGTCAAGCAGCGCCTTAACCGCCTTGATATTCTTCGCCTTTGCCCCGGTCAACGCCTTTTCAACCGCAAAGTCAACCTTCAACTGGTTCATTTCGGATTCATGGGATTCCTTGGTCTTAGTGTTTTCAGCCTGTAAATCCGCAATCTGCTGTTTCAGGGCTTCATTGTCACCCGCCGATGCTTTCAGGGTTTCAAGCTGTTTGTCCCGGTCAGACACCTGTGTTTTCAGCCCTGACACTTCGGTCTGCAAATTCTTGACTTCGGCGGCAGATGCAGACTTTGCATTTTCAATGTCATCCCCATTGATTTTCATAATGCTGTCAACCTGTTCCTTCGTCAGTCCCATATCTTCCAACTGTTTTCTTGTCATACTTCTGTACCATCCTTTCAAATACGTTTTTGTACGGGGTAACTCCCACATGATTGTTTGGTTGTTGCGGTTTTACGTCTTGACCAACGCCGACAAAGAGAAAAGCACCCGTTGCCGGATGCCTTTCAACGCCACACTGACCCAGTGACCGGGAGATAATAAAGACCACCTTACCCTTTCTATTAAGTTTTGGTTCTCATGTGCCTGTGAACCCCCTTTCTGACTTCATATAAGCGTCATATAGCGTTTATTTTCATTCATTTGATAACTTGTTAGGGTACGAAAAAACACCGCCCAAATGACGGTGTTTTCAATCCCAGTGTTCCCCTTCCTTGGGGTACAGTTCCAAAATACCATAGAAGTTAGGAATGTCTGAAATCTGTTTCCCTTCCTTCAAGGCAGTCAGGACTTCAATTTTTTCATCAAGCAGTTTATCACTGTCCAAGTCAAAGAACTTTTGCAGCATAGGCGGGAAATTCTCTACTTCAAGAAACAGTTCCCTGACCTTAACGCCTTTTTCAATCAATTCCCTTTCCGTCATTTTTCACCACCCACTTTCTTCAAAAGTTCAACAATCGTTGCATCCAGTTCAGCGACCAGTTCAGGCTTGTCAGCACGTAACAGGTCAATCAGGTCAGGTCTTGTCACACTCAACGCCGCATAGTTCGCAATCGTTTCCTGTACCCGGCTTTCCGTATACCGATAGTATGCCGAACCATGACCATATATCACTATCCCGGCATCCCGGTATGACCCGCCTGACAGGGCATCATAAATGTCTTGGAGATTACCAATCCCGCCGCCCATGATATTCCTTGCCAGATAATCACGCTCCGCATCCATTGCGGCTTGCAGTTTGGAATACTGTTTTTTGTAATCACTGTAAGACCCTTGAAAGGTTCGGTTCATCATGGAATTGTTCAGTTCGTTCATTAACTGCCTGTACTTTCCATTGACTTCACTGCATACCCTTCTGTATTCCTGATTATGTTCATTGAATAGGGCAACAACGTCACTGCTCATGTCTGTTGACGTATTTTTGAACACATCCATCAGGGGCTTTCTGCTTGTGCTGAACCAGTTCCCTGACTTCTTGGGGTCTTGCCTACCATACAAATCCATCAGGTGCATTTCCTCATGCAAGGTTATATTCACCTGACCCGCAAGGTCATCCCCCTGTAACTTGGGTATGGTCAATTTTGCTTCTGCCATATCCCCGGTCATTCTATAACTGGAAGTAGTAGACACCGCATGATTCTTTGCGTGGGATATTTTAAACGGGATTCCATTGCTTTCAATGTTCTCCAGTTCGCCCATGTGGTTGAACAGGGAAACAACATTTGCGTCTGCCCCTTCCAAACCATTCACATAATCAACAAGTGCCTGTGTATTCTTCAATTCAGATTTTTCAGTGAAAGCAGAAGGGAAGTTTTCAACCTTCAATTCCTCTGCAATCTGTTTGATTTCCTCTTTTGCCTTTATTGTATCACCCGGCATTGCTTCTTGCAATCCTGACTTGTCACCTTCCACAAAAGCCTGTTGCCACTGCTTATAGGTCATATCAGCGGGTACATAGTAGGTCTTGCCATCCTCTCCCCTTGCGGCACGTTCCCCAACCGTATCAAATTCGTCATCAAAATACGGAACAGTTGTTGACCGACACCACACATGAAAAGGCGGGGCTGTAACCCCTACTTCCCACTGTGACATAGGAAAGTGCTTACCATCCATTTCCTGACAGATTTCAGACGTGTGGGAATCAAGGGTTGCCACAATTTCAAACTGTTCAACATCCAGTTCAGCGAAACAGTCCTTTTGTGCTGCACTGCTGAAAAACGCTTCTTCTGTCATGACAAGCCGCCCCGCATTGTTCTTTGAAGTGTTCATTTTGCGGGCAATCGCATCAATCGCCTTTTGCGGGTCTTGTCCTAAAACAATGTTGCGGGTCAGTTCAGTGTTCAGTTCATTCACCAACTTCTGACGGTTGCCCCAAATCCTTTCAGAAAAGTTCTTCCCGTCAGCCGCCCAAGGTTTATTGATGACCTTGGAAATGGTCTTGTCATCCAGTGTCGCAAAATCCCACCCGACCCCCACACCCTTCTGCAATTCAAAAGCAGTGCGGTAATACCCGGATGTGTAAATATCCCTCATAGCAGAATCAACGCTGTCAAGCTGATTTCCAAACATCACTTCAAGGCTTTGCTGCGTTTGCAGTTTCAGGGCTTCCAGTCTGCTAATGTGATACCGGGCAGATGCGTTTTCAAGCTGCTTTACCCAAGTACCATTGATTGCATTTTCTTCCCCGTACTGAATATACTGGTTGATGTCCCATTTCAGTTCTTCCAGTTCCTTCCCGGTCAGCATTTTCCGGGCATCTGCCAGTGTGACCCCGTTGTTATCTGCAAAACGCTGATACCATGCGGAAATCTGACCTTCTATCTGCCTTTGTGCCTGTCGGTACTGTTTTTCAATGTCAGCATAACACTGAACCCCTTGCTGATTTTGTGACTGTTCAAGCAGTTCAAACCGCTTTTTCCAGTATGAACTATTCTTCATCTACACCACCGCCCTGATTGCCTTGGTTGGGGTCTGCCGGATTCCGCTGACCAAAAGGATTGTACTGCTTTTCAAATTCTTCCTGTTCCTTTTGCTTCTGCTTTTCCAAGCGTTCCAATTCCTTCTGTGGGTCATCCACCCACGGGTGTTGACTTATGACAGTTTCATCAGACAGGATTCCCACGGATTTCTGACAGTTATCTATTGCTTCACTCTCATTGATAAGGATGTCACGGTTGAAAATAACGCTGACTTCCTCACCCTTAAAATCACCCTGTCCTGTGTTGGCAAGATGTGCCTTGGTGAACCAAAGAATATCTTCAAAGGATGCCTGATACTCGGTTTCGGTGTCGTTGGCATCAATGTCAATATCAGAATACATTGATTGAATATTCATCTGGTTAGGATTGCCTGAAAGCCTGTCATCCTTGGCATCATAACCCATAGCATTTTCAATCAGGGCTTTCTTGAATATCTCAACAATAGCCTTGTAGTTTTCGGCGTTGACCGTAATTTCAAGGGTTTCCACGCCGCCCTTTGCGCTGTCATCATACCTGACCTTTACCGCACCATAGGTTGCAAGGTTCTTCCTGAACTCACCCAAGTTTGTCCCGTCATAGTTTTTCAGGACAAGAATGGTATTCCTTGCGTCCTCTTGCATATTATTTTCAAAGTCCGACAGCATGACGTTGATACCGTCCTGTAAGGACTTGACCCGTTTCAGCAACGGTGTTTCATTCTCATTCGCTTTCAGGGGTATCAGCGGCACACGTGACCAGTTGAACCCCTGAACCTTCCCGGTTGAATCAACCATTGTCACATGATAACAGTCTGATTCTCCTTCATTCGCAATGTCAGGTATCAGTGTCCCCCGGTCAAGAATGAACTTGTGAACACCATCCAAATCATACACTTCAACTTTTTCAATGACTGTTGGGGTTGTCCCCTCATATCCAATCACTAAATACAGTCTGACCACAAAATCTAAGATGGTGTGTTCATTGTCTTTCCAAAAAGGCAAAATCTCATATGCCGGGAAAAGCCTGAAAGAAAATTCCCCGGATTCTGTGTAATACGGATATAACCAAGCAATGCCGCCATTATAGGCAGCCTTGGCACTGTTTTTCAGGGTTTTCATAAAACGCTTATTGAACACCTTTTTCAGACATTCAGCGTACTGGTCATTTTCGGTTTCAATCGCAAAAGGCTGACCGAACAGGTAATTTGCTTTCTGGTTGACCATCTTTGCATACTGGTTATCAATAACCCGGTTGTTTGGCAAGTTCTCCACCACTTGCAGCTTGCCATCTTCCCCTATCATAGTACGCTTGCGTTTCAAAATATCGTGTTCATTGTCATAATACAGAAACCCCTTAATCTGCATAATACGTTGGGGTGAGTTCTTCCACTTGGCAATCTCTCTTTCAAGAAATTCCCGGTCAGTCATCCTTGAATGAACACCCTGTAATACAAAATTACTGACCTTCATGGTCAGCGTGTCAATTAGGCTACTGAACATCTTTGGTTCAATTCACCCCTTTCTAAAAATCTATTCAAAACTAAATGCGTCACCCTTTGCAATGTTCTCAACCGCATACCGCATTGCATCCATCAGGTGATTGAAGTCATCAATAGGTCTGTTCAGCTTCTTCCCTGTCTTGGGGTCTGTGTCCCAAGTGTAATTGCTGATTTCAGTAATAAAGTTTACACACCTTGGATGCACAATGATGTGGTAGTCCTGAATGAAATCAATACCGTTGTTGATGCTGTCCTTGCCCTTCCGTGCTTTCCTGATGCCTTTCAGCCCCAGTTCCCGCAAACGGTCAATACTCTTGGGTTCGGCAGAATCGGCGGTGATTTTCTCTTTCAGATACCCCATCCGCAACACTTCATCTGCAATCGCTTCATTGCTCATGCCGGGTTTATACATTTCATCGAACACCCAAATAGTCTTGCTTGACTGGTCAATGAAACCGCAAAATAAAGCACTGGGGTCATTTGTGTAACCAAAATCAAGACCAAATACAGACTTGACCCCTTTGATTGCCCTGACTTCCTCAACACTGAAAAGTTTTTCTTCCCAGTTCTCATATACAAGCCCGTCAACAATTCCCCAGTCACCAAGACCCGCTACCTTGTAACGTCTTGGGTTCTGCTTCCTCATGGTTTCAAAAACCTTCAAGTCAGCCTTGTCCAACCATTCATTGCACATATAGTTGGTGGTCATCGCAAGGGTTTCATCATCCGGGTTGTCAAAGAAACGTTTCTTTATCCAGTGATGTTCATTCCACGGGTTCAGTGTCAAGGTTATCTGTTTGAACAACCCTGAACCTTCCGGGACTGCACCACGGATTGATTCATCAAGCATATTGAAATCATCTTCCGAACTGATTTCATATGCTTCTTCTATCCACATCCAACACAAGCACCCGGTTTCAACCGTGATACTGGTCACTTTCAGCGGGTCATCAAGTCCCCTGAAATAAATCTTCTGACCTGTTGGTTTGTAGGTCATTTCAAGCGGTGATTCCTTCACGTCCCAAAAGGCATCAACCCCCAGTCTGTGAATCGCCCACCTAAGTTCAGTGAAACAGGAATCTTTCAGTGTCCTGAATGTTTTCCTGACCACAAGGGCATTTGCATCCGGGTACTTCATTATGTTAGTGATATACCATAGGGCGGTTGTCTTGGATTTCTTGGATGCTCTTGACCCTTTGCAAACCCTGTAACGCCCTTTCCACCGCCAGAATGTACCGTACCCCTTGCCGACTATTTCAGGCAGCTTCACAATCTGCTTTCCGTTGCCCTTGGGCTTGTAATCTTCCGGGTACAGAATAAACTTCTGATACCCAAAGACATATTGTGAAGAAATGCGGTTTTTTACCATAGGCAATCACCGCCTTAATCTACAAGGGAATCTTCACCTGATATGACAATCGGCTGTGTGATGTTCACATCCAGTTTGTCGTTCCACATACCCAAATGCTTACCCAACAGTTCCAGTGCTTTCAGCTTGGAAGCAATCTTGACTTCCCTTTCCACACTTGACCCGGTATCACTTTCAGATTCCTTGTACTTTATGGATTCAATACAGGCAAGGTCATCCGCTGTTGCTGTGTCCTTGATTCTGCCCTTGCTGTCAACAACGTCTGTGATTTTCACAAGGGCAATCTTCGCAAGTTCTAAAACAACCCTGTCCTGATTGATGCCTGTCCTCTTTGACCTCTCTGCCATCGCTTCACTGATTGCCTGCTGAACCTTAACATTTCCTAACATTCGTGAACCTTGGACATCCGCTGTTTTTGCTGAATATCCCGCACGAATAGCGGCTTGTGTTGCGTTCAGGTCAATCAGGTATTCATCAACAAAACGCTGCTGTTTTTCAGTTAATTTCGCCATCCGGCAACACCTTCTTTCCATTTTTCTAAACAAAAACCCCGGAAAGTAGGAGGTATTAGCACCTTTCCGGGGTCAGACAGTAAGCGTATTAAAAAAGGATTGCAGATAATTTACAAGAATTATCTGCAACCCAGTTTTGACAAGCCTATCATAAACTTAATAAATCCCGTTGTCAATCGTCAAATGATGTAGGTTTTATGTCAGGTAATGTAGGTTTTTATAGGTTTCTTCAAACAATGCAAGTGCTTTATTATGCAGTTCTATCACATAGGAATATGATTTTTTCATTTCCTTTGCAGCCTGACGGATGCTTTTAAACTGCACATACACCTTGAACAACACCTGTATGTAATTATTCACGTGCAAGCCTCTGATTTCGGATATGATTTGATTCTTAGCGTCAACAAAACGGTCTATTTCCGCATTTATCTTTTCATCAAAAGTCACATACCGGGTCACATCACTTCCTAACTTGTCTCCTGACAAAGAAGTCTGCACACGTTCCTTTGAATAATCAATAGCCCCCGGATTCATCGCCGCCTGTTTCATTTCAGAAAGCAATTCTAAATTCTGATTGATATTCGTGTCTAATTCCTCTAACTGTTCTAAATACTGCCTTGCAGTCAACGCTCTTTTTACCTCACTCATGCTTTCACCTATCCTTTCATTGGTTACGGTTTCAACCTGTCAATTTTATTTTAGAAACCCTTTATTTATAGGTTCGTTACGGTCTGTTACGGTTACGGTTAATCATTCTATTCTTATATTTTTACTTTTTATAATTCATAATGATATGATGATAAAAATATTATTAAAGAATTTTCATTTAACCGTAACCAACCGTAACCATTAGAATTTACAAGCATTTCAACCGTAACTTCTAAGCGTAACTAAACCGTACCTAACCACTACTCAACAACCTTATAAACAATATCGTTCACAAATAACGTACCTGTCTGCGGTTCTCCTGAAAACTGCGGAACACATACAACATTGATTCCGGCAGCATATACCACACATAACAGTTGTTCAACAAAATTTCCCGCCAGTTCATAGGTCTGTTCATTCAAAGGCATATCCCCAAATTCATCCAGTAGAACAGGGAAGATGTCCTTGTTCATCGACACCTGACCATTTTCCATAAGCAACTGCAAAATCTTATTTTCCATCACTACCACCATCATCCTTTCTTTGGTTGTTCCAGTTTAATGTGTGACCACACTGCGGGCATTTGTTCAGTCTAAACATCTTCCCAGTTTCCTGATGAAATAGTTTCTTGCATCCGCATACACTGCATACAGGTACATGACACGTTTCACCCGGAAACATCCCAGTATTATTTTCAATCAGCTTCTTCAGGATTCACCACCTTCATCCTCTTGGCTGTGAATGTCATCATTGGTAACTTTTGAATCCTGATGTGCAGCTTTTCAAATAGCAAGATTCTAAACCTTTCCTTCCAAGGAACATTGATTGTTGTACTTTCTTCAACCTTTTCAGAAAACTTTGAAATCTGCACTGATACACTTGATACCTTTCTTATTTTCATTTATCTGTACTCCCTTCCTGTTCTGGTGTCCTTCAACTGAACACGTTCAGTCAGTTCAAAACCCGCTACCCTGATTATGTATTTCAGCACCTTCACCAAATCATAAGCACGTTTGTCAGCTTCGCACTGTTCTCTGTTCACCTGACCTATTGCCATTGATGCAGTAGGGTCAGCATATCCTTCACTATTTTTTCCACCGTTCATAATTCACCATCCCTTTCTTAACATGAACCACCATCAGCACCGTGAAAAGCACCAACTGGATAGTTCCAATCTTTTATGTAAATATCATTCGTCCCAAATTCCCCGGTCAGAATTGAGTGGATTGCAGCTTTATCATCCCAACAAACACATGATTCTGCACACCCGACAAATTCATCAAGGTTCTTATTATTATCCAATGTGAACCCAAGCACTTCTTCATCATGCCTTAGTTCAGCAAATTCATCCGGGAACAGTTCTTTGAACCCGGCAAATAGTCTTGGTGTGGAAAAGATGCACATTGCACAACTGCACCTGTTCCAACCGATTCTGTAACAAGGGTGCGGGGTGATATGATGCCTTTTCAGAAGTTCCCAAACATCCTTTTCTGAATAATCAATCACCGCCCGCCACTGATGCACAATCCTGTGTGCCTTTGCTTCGGCGTTGGTTCGATGAATCTCAATTTCATTGTACTTTGCCCTTCCCGCTGATTCTCCACGCCTTTCCCCTGATACAATCAGGACTTTCTTATCTGCTTTTGTTTCCTCAATGTTGGCTGTCACGCTGTCCTGAACTGCTGCTTTTAGGTTCCCGCTGCACCATCTTCCTGAATGTGTCCCACCCTTGGCGGGGAATTTGTGTCTTTTACCGCCCAGTTTTTCAAGTTCACCAAGGCGGTCAAGGTTACTTACAACGGTATCAGCAACGCATATTTTCAGGTATGCAGAACACCAACGCCTTGACAAATCGCCTGTTTTTGCCGGGAATTTCCACCTGTAACCGTATTGCTTCAACAGTTCTTCCATTTCCTCGGTTGCTTGTTCCTTTAATTCCTTACATTTCAGATAATTACTTGACAGCTTACATTGCCGGACTTCCCCAGTGTCGGGGTCAATCCATTCAATAGGTTCAGATGCACCTATGCGGTACAACTCCCCAAAGAATCCATTTACCCGGTACGATACACGCAACTTCACACCTTCGGCATCTGCAAGGGCTTTCACATAGTTTTGAGTACAACGCCAGTCCATCCTTCTTGAAGGGTGTCCCCCATCTATGTCATGATGCCAAAATTCAATTTTTTCTTTTGGTACACCCAATTCAAGCAGCTTCAAATAACAGGCAACTGAATCCTTACCGCCTGAAATCAACACCACAATCAAATCATAATCTTCCAACGGCAACAGTTCCGACAGAAATATTTTCTTGAAATGTTCACTGTCCGTTCTTCCCGGTACTCTCGGTTTTATCCTGATACCTTTGCCATATATAGATGTTTCAGGCATCCCCAAGGTGACAGGTGTATTTGGTGTGCAATCCGCATCTTTTATAAAATCCACGCTTATCACTCTCCTTTATATCTTATCAAGATACTTTATTTACAAAAAAATTACTGTTTTTTGAATACACGCCTTGTCTGACCATTTAATTTCACAATACTAACTTCCAAACCCAAGCGTTTATTTATTTGCTTGCTAAATACTATGTTTGACATAGGGGTCATTGAATTATCGGCACAAAAGACCTGATACCGCTTGTATACCTCATTTGTCGGTTCATTTTCAATCATATCCACACCACAATCTGCAATAAAAGCAATGATGGGATTGTTTTCTTCCTCATATTCGTTCAACTGGTTCTGAACCTTTGTAGACTTGGTAAACCCGTCATTGATGATGACCCGTTTCAGTCCTTCCACGCCTACCCTGATAAGGTATTCAATACTTTCCTTCTGAATCAGCTTGTACTTGATAAATGGGTCGTAGTCAGGGTCATCTTTTCCAAACGTGGCGTTAAATGGAATAATAACCAAACGCCTAAGCACCGCCCCAGTCTTGTCCTTCATCCGGGGTATATCATTCGCACTGAACAGCAGTTTAATAAAGGGGTTAAATTCAAACGGGTCTTGTCCTTTTCTCTCTGCCTTGATGCGGTTTCCCGTCACAATCTTTTTGAAAATGCTGACCTGTGAACCCTGTAAAAAGTCATCCCCTATATCATCACCAATGTTCGCCAGTTTTCCGAACATCATTGAAGTATTGAACCTGTCCCCCAGTTCTTTCAGGTCAAGGGCTGAAATATTCTTGTCTCCAAGGATTGCTTTGACCATATCCAAGAAGGTACTTTTACCGTTGGATTTATCGCCAGTCAAAATAAACGCTTTCCCCAGTTCATTCCTTCTGTAAAAGCAATAACCAATACATTCTTCCAACAGTGCCCTGATTGCAGCATCCCCACATGATAATCTGTTCAGTGTGGTGTCTGCCAGTTCAGAATAGGCATCCGGATTGTAGTCCCAAGGTATCTTGTTGGTAATGACTATTTCTGTACTGAACGGGTTTAGTTCCCCGGTCATAATGTCATATACGCCATTGTTAAAGGCAATGAAATTTGCTTCTGACTGTTCCTTGTCCTCAACAATCAACTCCATATAGTCAAGCACTTCCCGCCGTTGCATTTTCTTCAAATTGGGTATATGCTGAATCATTTCTGATTCAATTTCCTTGTACCCATTGGTGTAAACACCATCTTTATATATGTGAAGCTGTCCATTGATTTTGACGATATGTGCCGTGTTCTTCATATAGACCGCAAACTTGTCAAACAGGAATGTTGACCCCATGAAGAACACGGGTTTCTGAAACGCTTCATCCCTAAGAATCACTTCCAGTTCTTCATCAGGAAGGGGTTCTTTCAAAACAAATCGGTTTAGGATGCGGATGCACTCACGGGTTTCTTCTACCGTAAAATCATTTGCGGTCAAGGTCAGAATATAATTAAACAACGCCTGATTTCTTCCGTCCCCCGCATCCATATCCAAAAATTCAGCGGTTGTTGTGACCGGAAATAACCACTTAGGAACTTCCTGATATTTCCCACCTTTTTCAATGTCCCATTCACAAAACCGTTCTTCACCATTTATCTTGATGACTTCATACGACAATTTACTGCCTACTTTTATATCAGCAGTCAGACCCACCGCAAGCTGCACGTGTGTCCTGTTTCTCGTAATTGCGTGATTCTTAAACAAGAAGTGTTTTCCCCTACTGGTACAGTACACCCGGCAATCAAGCTGATATTCTTCCACTATGTTCATCAGGATTTCAGCTTGTTCAGAATCATCAATATCAATAAGGATGGTGTCATTTGCCAGTACCCCGCCGAAACCATCAAGGTTCTTTACTTCCTCGTATGTTTTCCACTTGGTTCTGTTTTTTAATTTTTCAATACTCTGTTTCCCTTTGGTTTCAACATAACCTTTGTAAAGCATCCATTTTCACCCACCCTTACGTGATAATTTGCAGCACCTTTTGATAAAATTCCTTGTTCCTGATATTCCTGTCAAAATCGGACTGCCGGGAACGCAACAGGGCTTTCAGTTCCTTCATTTCCTGACGGTACTGCTTGACAAATTCGTTGTAATGCTTCCACCCGTCAGTATTTCGCTTGTACCTGTTTCGGTTCAGGACGCTGTTGTCTATCTGCCTTTGACAGAATTTTACCTTTTCGGTATAGCCCACTATGTACTTTGCATTTTCTTTCTGTTTCGGTTCAAACTGTTCAATCTCCTGTTCAATGTATTCCCGGATAGCATTTTCACATTCCGGGGTGTTACTTTCCCGGATGATTTTGACCAGTTTCTTGACCTTTGAAATGCTTCTGCAAGTCAGAAATTCGTCAAGGTGAACTGTCATTGAACCATTCTCATATCTGATTTCTATATCCATTCAGACCTTCCTTTCCGGCATCACGCCACAATGCCAAACTGTTTCAAGCGTTTTTTTGCTAAATCTATGTACCAAGACCTATCAAGGTTCTTTGGTGTTTTAACCCCGCACACATCATCATTGCATATGAAACAATGGTCGGGGGTATTTCCAAACTTTTCCCCTTTGGACTTCACCCTTTTTCTTTTCAGCAACCGCCCGTCATCCTGACTGTTGGAAGCGAACACCCGATATGATTTATAGGTGTATCTGACCTTTTCCGGGTATTCATACATTGTCTTAATGACCCGTTTCCCCGTCTGACTGATGACCGGGGTACAGTGTTCATGTTCCACCCAATCATATTTATCTGACAGTTTCACAATCTTCTGGAACATTATCAGGTCATCACACTGATTTATGGTCTGCTCCACTGGTGTCTTGTGTACCATGTATTCAACCAAGGCTTTATTCAGGATAGGCAAATCATTATCAGTTGCAGACAGTTCCTTCACATAAGCACCGATTCTTTCCACACTGCCATCAGCACCAACCCAAAGGTAATTGTTCACATCCTTCTGATAGATTTCGCTGATATTATCCAGTTCAAGAAGAATTTCACAAAGGTCTGTGGAACAACGCTGTTCCCATTCCCAACAAATATCATCCACCATTTCAAAGGCTTCATCTGTGTCAGGAATCCAGATAATCAGACCATCCGTGTTTGACTGAATCAATTCAAATCCCGGTATCACTTCCAGATGTTCAATCAGGTCAAGCAACATAAGCTGACCGTTAATGCACATACAGTTGTTGTTCCTAGGGTCATATGCCGGGTTGGTTTCATCCTTCATACCACCTGACAGTGCGTTCAGCATTTTCTTATACGGTAACTGTGCTTTCTTCCAATTCTTAGCTTCTGCCTTATTCCCCGATTTTGCAGCGGCAATTTGTTTTGCTTTCATTGACTTTCTTGTTTTATATACCAAGGTATAGTTATCGTTGGTTGCCGCCCGTGTGACAAGTCCCCATGCTATCAGCATTGACGGATAATAATTATTCACATCTACATGAAGAATCTGCCCTGTTTTATGTATAGGTTCAGCGGTTGCACCATGCAGACCACCAAACCCGAATGAATGTGGTATACCCGCAACAATAGTGTCAAGGTTCTGTGACTTGTACCATAGTTTTTTATCGTACTTATCACAATTCTGTAAATCCATAGACAGGGCTTCTTTCCTCTTTTGTTCAAACCAGTCCTGAACATATTTGTATTTGTTCAGTCTCAAACAGGGTAAAAAGAAAAATTCAAATTCATCCTTAAAATCCCGCCTTGAACACCCAAGGACTTTTGCAGTGATTCTTGCTTCACTGTCACCTATATTTGACAGGCTTACCATATCCGGGAACGCCTGAATAATTCCGTGCATCGCATTAAATTCATCTATCTTTTCAAGGAATACTTTTATGGTCTGTTCCACATCATGCCGGCAGTATTTGATGGTTTCTTCAATTTCTTCCTTGGTCAATTTTCTGTTTATATTAAACGGTACGCCCGTTTCCTTGATATTGCTGCCAAGAAAACCTTCCAAGGTTTTCAATCCAATAGGGGGATTTGGCATCACATCATAGTTAATCATCGGTATCTTATTGAACACTGACGAAAATTGCCATCCTTCCCTTTTTTCTATAATTATCCAGTCATTGATTCTTTTGGGGTCAAGACCTAACAGAATACCTTTCATGATATACTGGTCATAGTGTCGGTTGTTAAATCCTACCCATATATTGCTTATATTCGCTTCATATAAGGCTTTTAATTCGTCAGGGTTATTTATTATTACCTGTTCGGTTCTGCGGGTTATATCAATGAATACGGCAAGCCAATCATCTTTGAAAACCTCAAAATCATAGAAAATCAATCCACTTCACCCTTTCTGAAAATAGCGGCGGAAGGTGTGACCCTTACCGCCGCCTAATGTTATTAGGTATCTTTGTAAGATACTTTTCAACCAAATTTTTTACAGGTCAAACACTTCTTCGATTTTGATGGGGTTGAAGTTCTTCGCCGCATAGGTGACTTCAACCTCAATGTTGTTCTGGATAGACTGGAACACATCAAGAATCTGGTCTGCAAAATCCTGATAGTTCACGAACACAACAGGTTCTTCATCTTCACCAAGCAGTTCATTGACCCAAGTGCAAACAGATTTGATTGCCCGCCCATCGTTCCAGTTCTCGCTGTTCTTGTTGCCGCTGATAACCCGGTTGAAGAAAATCATACGGTTCTTCTGTTCGCCCTCCTTGATTTTGCACTGAACCGCAAACATCAGCTTATCCTGTGCCTTGGTCAGCTTAATTTCCATCTTCTCAATGCCGACAATATACTTACCATCCGGCACATCGCCAAAATCAGAATCCTTTGCTTCCTCTACTTCTTTCTGTAACGCCGCCAAATCAACCTTGTTGTCAAATGCACTGAAATCTACCATTATTTTTCACCTATTCCTTTCTTATCTCTTTGTTGTTAATACCAGTTTCAGAAGTTCAAACGCCTGAACCTCATTGAACCCCGCCGCAACATAGGAATCAAAGATTTCCCTTGCGGCTTTTGCACCATCTGCCGGGGTTGTCCTCTGCGGCGGCGTGTTAGGGTTCGGTCTTTTCGCACCGCCCGCCATGCTCTGACTAATGCCCTGTTTTACTGCGGATGTGACCATCAAATCAAATACTTCATCAGGAATACCAAAAGGATTGTTCATGTTCTGTACCTCTCTTTCTTAGCGTGTTCTTCTTGTTCTGCGGGTGCGTGTCCCTGAATCCTGTTCAGGTTCAGCATCCGTCTGTGTCGGCTCTGCTGACTGTGCCTGACTTCTGCGGGTTCTTCTGCCCGATTCAGGCGGGTTCATTGCACCGTCAAGCGGGTCAGCAGTTGTCTTGCTTCCTTCCTGTGCAATCCGCTTGATACCTTCACCGTATTCTTCCTTGGTGATGACCTTTGCACCTTCCGGGGCAACATCCCCTTTGTGCTTCATCACATAATTGTCAGCAGAAGGAATGTAGAAATAAGTATCTTCTGCAAGGGTGTCAGGTTCAGCAGACTGGTCAGGCTGTGCCGCCTGTCTTTCCTTGCGGGTGCGTCTTGGCGGGGTCTGCAAATCAGGCTGTGGAATGTCGGCTGTTGCGGCAACTGCTTCTTCAAAAGGAATTTCTTCCCTGTCACCCGCTGCTTTTGCAACCGCTTCATCGCACTGTTCCATGTAATCAGCTATCTTCTGATTATTCTCTGCAACCACTTCATCGTGCGTTTTCCCGTTTTTGCGGTTTCTGCCCGTTCTTCCAGTAGTTGCCCCCTGCTCACCATCAGGTTCAGCGGGCTGCGGGGGTGTCACTGTTTCGGTCTTGGTTGCCCCTTTTCCACCTCTTGCCCTTCTTCCGTTGGAATCCGGCTTTGCAACGTCCCCCGCAACTGCGGCATCTGCCTGATTCATTTCAGCATCTGTCTTGTACTCTCCCACTTCATAGAAGTTGCGGATTTTGTCAGCAACATAGTTTAGGTCATTGTCAATCGCATATGCCGGGAACATTCCCATTGGTGACTTCACGGTGTCCTTGCCGCTGTTCTGGGTGTAGAAGTAATATTTGCCCTCATTCACCCCGGTTCTAAGAACGATAGTGAAAAGCCCTTCAATAGTGATTTTCTCACGCAACAGCTTACCAATCAGCTTGATTGTGGTCACGCCGTTTTCAAGGGTTTCCGTGTGGGTCATATAGGCAACCACTACATCATCCGGGAGTTCCTTGCACACTTCGATGATTTCAAAGTAATTCGCCCCGAAATCATTCCACTTATCCCAACCATTTTCCTTGATGCGGTTCATGTACGGGACAGAAAGGATGTACTGAAAATCATCCACTACAAGCAGTTTCTTCCCGGCTGCCGCCTGTTCCTTCATAAACTTGCAGATTTTCCGGGATTCCGTTTCACTGTTCAGCATTTCAAACTTGCCCTTGAACGGTAACGGTTTCCCTACCGGGTTCACAACTGCGGTTGTTGCCGGGTTGCAGTTCCGCATACTGGTACTTTTACCAGTCCCGGATTCCCCCATGATTAAAAGCATCTGTGCCATATCATTTCACCTGTCCTTTCCTGATTCTCTCAAAGTTAGCCGCCATGTTACGGCTGACCTTGTGCTGACCAAACTGTTTCTGAACACCCGCACGAATCACTGAACGCAACAGTTTACGGTTATACACCGGGCGGGGATTGTATACCTTTCCCTGATTCTCATTTACCATATCCTTATACCTCACTTTCCTTGATAATGATTTTAAGTTTTCTACGGTCATCCATAGGTATCACTTCAACAGTATAGTTATTTGCAAGAAGGATACCCACCAAATCCTGATATGCGGCACTTGTGCGATTTCCTTCAATCACCACACAACCACATTCAGCAGCAACTTCCTTTTCGATGTCCTCACGCATTGCATCGTTAATTGCCTTGACATCATTCAGAATATATTTCAGTTCTGTGACCTGTACTTCTAAATCCCTGTTTTCTTTCTTCAACTGGGCAATCACTGCATCCTTGTCATAATTCCGTTTAGACATTATTCTTCACCACCTTCCCCAGTGACACCTTCCAGTACCCGGCTTGACCACATATCAGCCCAGTGAAGAATCATGTACAACTGGGTTTCATTACCCTTTACGCCATAGTTGGCGTTTTCATACAGACCATCGTGGTATCTGATAGCAAATTCTTCATCTTCCGTCAGGTCGATGAAAAGGGTTGCCAGCTTGATTGACCGGGTTGCATGGTCAAGGGGCAACAGGTCAGGGTTGCGTTTCCAAGGCTTGGCTTCGGACTGCTTATATTTCTGCTCCGGCGCTTTCTGCGTGGGTTTGCCGTCCTTAATCATGTTCGGCACATACATCTGCTTGCCATAGTCCCCGCACTTCCCAAGGTCATGAAGCAGTGCAGCAATAACCACGCTATTTCTGATTTCATCGGTGATGTTTGCCCCACCTATCAACGCCACGGACAGCTTTTCAGCCATGTGGGACACGTTCAGGGAATGTTCAGCAAGACCGCCCTCACCGTTGGAGTGATTGCCGCCTGATGCCGGGGCGGTAAAGAATCCGATTTCTTCCATGTACGCAATCAGGTCATCCATGCCATCCCGCCCTGTCTTTTTCAGTGTTTCAATGATTTCTGTCTTGACCGGGTTTTCCTGTGCTTCCTGTACTGCTTTTGCAGCTTCTTCTTTTTTTGCCATGTCCTTAATCTCCTTTACTTTTTATATGATTCCATTCGTACAAGAACGGATAATCATTGTAGTTAATGCCTTTACAGGCTTGTATCTGTTCAATGAACTGCTTGAACAGTTCAAAATCCTTGGGATAAAGCAGAACACCGAACCCCCCAGATGCTTCAATCTGCTTTAATTGGTACAGTTGAAGGTCTGACGGTCTGCCATTCGATGCTTTCAGTTCAATCCCTATGAACTGCCCGCAACAGCAAACCAGTAAGTCAGGAATCCCACTTTTGGTGTAAGCTGCACCACCCCAGTATTTCAGTACCCAACAGTGCTTGTCCTTCAGGAACTTCTTCACCCGGTTTTCAAAGTTCTTTTCCTCTGCCATTTACCATCACCTTCTTTTCTTCCGCTTGCACAATCCAGTGTCCCAAGCGTGTCTGATATTTTCCTGTTGTGTCACCCATTCAAGTTGTGACGCTCTGCAATCGTGCTTTTTCCCTTTCTTGTGATTCACAACATTCTTTGTTTTAGGGTCAGGATTCGGAACGTGTGCGACTGCAACCAATATGTGAAGTCTGCAATTCTCACCGTCCAGTTTCACCCGTAAATAACCACTTCCATCATCATACGGTGTCAGAAGATTCCCGGTGCGGATGTTCCTGACCTGTCCCATCGTGCTGACCTCATAGTTTGGATGACCGTCAACAACCTTCCATTTCTTCCCCAAGTTAATCACCTTCTAACTGGTCATTAAACCGCTGCTGAATGGTCAGGATGCTTTGGGTATAACTGGTTGAAAATATGTCCTTGTCCCACAACCGTTTAGCACCGTTTTCCCCCATGTTGTACGCCATCAATACCATGTCCGCATCCTGATAGCGTTCAAACAGTTTTCTAAGCACGAACACGCCCGCCCTGATATTCTGATAGGGGTCAAGGTAATCTGTAACACCAAGGGTTTCTGTCAGCCATTCATGATTGCTTGCATTGATTTGCATATACCCGTAATCGTTTGTACTGCTTATCACGCCGGGGTCAAAACTGCTTTCATGCTCTATCAGTGCCATGACAAGGGTAAAATCTATGTTGTACCCAGTACAAAGATAAAAGACAAATTCCTGCTGTTCTTCCGGCATCCCACAATCAAGCGGTGTAAAATCCAAATCCCCCGCATCCCAGTCAAGGGAAATTTCTTCTGTGAAACAACGGTCATCATACGCCCCATATACAAGGTTTTCTGTGCTAACCTGTTCACTTGTATGTATATCTTCTTTTCCCTCGTTCTTGGCGGTTATATGAGTTTTCAAGGCATATCCTGAAACACCACCAACCGCAAGACCAAGGACTGCGGCAACGACAGTCAGGGAAATGACACGCCTTGCCATCGCCGCCTTTCTAAGATTCTTTGAATAGTTCATCCGTCAATTCCTTTCCTTCCCGCAATGCTGCAAGGTTTTTTTCTTCAATACTGCCCTTTACCAACAGATAGTAATAAAAGCAGCTTTTCTTTTGTCCTATGCGGTGAATACGTTTCTTTGACTGTTCCCATAAGTCACATGACCCTTTTCCAAGGGGCAACGTATAGTAAACAATCTTGTTTGCCTTTTGGAAGTTACCACCCATAGCACCCGCCTGATACTGAATAAATGTGATGGAATCGTCATACAGGTTGTATGCTTGCAAGTCCTTCCGCTGTCCGTTCAGCACCGATATGTTAGGGGTCTTTTTCAAGGCTATCTGGTGCAAAATCTCCAATTCCTCATTGAAGTTGTAGAACACAATCAGCCTGTCGTTGGTGCTGAAAATCAAATCTTCAAAGGCTTCCAGTTTTTCAATACTGTACTGACCGCACAACTGTCTTGCATAAAGCATCTTTGTCAGGCTGTTATCACCAACCAGTTCAACATCCACACCTGTTTTCCACCCGCTGACCATTGCATCCAGTTTCTTTGTGACCAAGTAACTATTCTGAATGAAATACTTGTATTCCTTAGTGGGCTTGACCATTATTTTCTGTTCAATCTGTTCAGGAAGGTCAATCACTTCTTCGGTTTTCATAAAAACTGCACCGTGTTCAGCAAGTTTCTTTTTCAGGTGTTCCACGTGCTTGTACCCAACCACTACTTCCCGTTTGAAGCACCCTTCATCAATCCATGTGGTTTCAACATAGCTGTTCCAAAATGCCTTTTTACTAATATCCCAACCAAGCAACTGAACCTGTGACCACAACTTTTCATATTTCCCGGCTGTTGGTGTTCCTGACAGTAATACAACACTTTCAGGTTTCATTTTCAGAATGAATTTTGAACGCTTGGCGTTCTCATTCGTTATCAGGCTTGATTCATCAAGCATCAGGGTGAAGTCTTGCAGTTTCAACAACCAGTCACGCCGAAATGCCGTTTCATAATTGACCGCGCCCACAATCTGAACACTGGGGTTATATATCGCCTTTGTGTCAATCAGATTTCTGAAAGTGATTGCTTCGGTTTTCTTGGTCAGGTTCAGCACCCTGTAATTAGGATAATATTCTTTGAAGTGCTGAACCCAGTCATCTATCTTAGATTTCTGACAGATGACCAAGTTCACCGCATTGTTCAGCAAATACACTTTTTCAGCACCCACAAAGGTCTTTCCCAGTCCCATATCAAGGTAATAGGCAACCCGGTTGAACGGTTCAGTTTGTTTCAGAACTCTGTCCTGATGGGGCATAAAGTGCAGCTTCTTCATTCAGCACCATCTTCTTCCTTCGGTGCTTCACCTGAAAGGTCAATCTGTAACTTTGCAACCTCTACTGCCGCCCGATATACCAACGCATACTTTGAATCACCGTGGGTTTCAGTGACCTTTTGCAAAAACTTGTCAATCTTCCCAAGGAAACAACCGCACTTGACAGTGATTTCATTGTCCTTATCCCGGTAGAACGTGGTGAAGTCGTTTCTGCTGCCAATAGCACCAATCACCAACACATGACTTGCAGAAAAGACCTCGGCGTTGCCCCAAACCTCGGCGTCACCGCAAACCT